CTTGACTGCGTGGAATGATGCTGTACTTCTCTGGGCTTCTGGTTCGTAGTAAGAGTGCTTTGTCTTCGATTATTTCCATTTGCTTCTCTAATGTTATTTGTTGTCGCCTTGGTTAGCGCTCTTGTTACGTAGTCTCAAATTGCCGGGCTTTGTCTTACCGCCCTTGCGTAGTGGTGTGATGTGGTCGATGTCTTTGCCCGCTCTGTTGACGCCTTTCTTATCGTACAACTGCCGAGCCTTTTGCCGTTCAAGTTGGTCGCCTGTCTCACCTGTTTTCTTTTGCAACTTGTATGCGTGTTTGTAATTACGTTTGCCATTTACTTGTGTCATGCTAATGCTCCTTATGAAATTCGCATGATTTAACGGGGCACCATCCGCATAGCGGGGTGCGTGTTGGGTTCCATACATCGGCGTCAATAGATGCCGCAATACGTCCGACTCTCTCGCGGTACTTCCACCATTCGGCATCGGTCTGGTCAACGGTCATGGCGTGCTTGACCATATCGTTCTTCACTACAAAGAGCAACGCTGACTTGATCTCCCGAATGTGGGGGAAGTTGGCGAACACCATGAGCGACATGAGTTTAAGCTGTTCACGATCAGGGTACTTGTTGTTACCCGTCTTGTAGTCAACCACCCATGCGGTCAAGTTGTCGTCGTCCACGATCAGCAAGTCAGCCACGCCTCGAACCCATGCGTTCTTATCGAACCAGCCCGTAGGCTGTAGGTCTTCGGTTAGTGCCATCTGGTACTCGACCAATTTGCGACCGGGCTTTGCCATCAACGCGTCGAGCGTCGACTGAACGAACTCAAATTGTTCGGGCAACGGTTCGCCTTTACTAACATAATCTTCGGCTGCCTTGTGCAACTCCTTGCCGTAGATCACGGCTTGAGTCTCTTTGAAGGGGTACTTCTTGAGAATCTTTACCTCGTGGTAACGGCGGGCGCAGCCCTCGTAGTCTTTAAGGGAACTATGGCTCCAAACAACTTTAGTCATTGAATTTCGCAGTCTCTATTGCTTTGTTTAATCTCTTGGCAAAGCCAGTCACGAATCGCTCACTACGATTTAAGGTGTCGTACCCCATGTCGTCAAGTATTGCGTGGACTAACTCATGCCAGAACGTATCGTTGACATCGGTGGATGCAAACTTCTTGCCTGTCTGTGTGCTTGATAGACCGATCTTGATCTTTTGCTCAGGGTAGTACACCTTGCCCATAAGACCTTTCTCGACCATAGCTTCGACAACCTCGACGCTGTACCACTTGTTGCCTACTCTAATTTTCTTTGGTAGTTGCATGCTTCTCCTATTGTTTTGCTAACCCGTATCTACGGTGTGCGCCACCGTCAGCGTCTAGTGGAATCCCCGGCATATACCGTGGCTCCATAGTCATTTGCGCCAAGACCCAAGTCTTAGCGTCATCAACCTCTGCATCTGGCACAACGGCTATTAACTCGTCATGCACGGTGCCTTTGACTGGATATCTCTTTGCTACGCGGAGCATCCCGTCAGTCATCACGCATCTTGCTACGCCTTGCGTGACGTTGTTTGTTATCTTACCTGCATACAGTTTAATCGAGTCTTCGCCGTATGTCCACTGCGCTCTACCCTTGTCGTCTTTGGTACGCTTGAGGTCAGGGTACAGCAGGCTCATGCCAGAGGGCAGAATGATCTGCCCCTTCTTGAAGGTCAAACACTTGTAGGTGTATTCCCTACCACCATACAGACTTGTCTCAATCAACTGCCCAAACATGTTCCACATATCCACCACAGGCGTAGCAGTCGAGCGGTAGATGTCGATGATGCGCTTGGATGCCATGCAGTGAATCAGTAATTCCTTCTCTGTGCATGTGTGTGGAATCTCGCGCATCTTGATGACGTTGTCGTCCCACTCTAAGAAGCGCTCGACGTGCTCTTTAGTAACTCCCAGTTTTTTGGCAAAGGCTATGTCGTACCTGACCGGCGGCGCACCGAGGAATCCCGTAAGTAGTTGCGAAGCGAACGATGCCCAGCCCAAGCCGTACCCGCATCCAAGCAAAGCACTCTTTGCAGATTGACGAAGGTCTGGGTGAGTGTCTTTGGTGAGGTTCGGTATGTTGAACATCTGAGCGCCGAACGCTGCGTAAGGGTCACCACCTGCTTTGAAGATGTGTAGCATCTCTGAGTAATCCGCCAGCCACGCGAGAACTCGCGGTTCAATCTGAGATAAGTCCCCCACGACCAATTGATTTCCTTCGGGAGCCATAACCGCTTTGCGTAGGAACGAGCCACGCTTGAGGTTTTGCATGTTGATGGCCGAGCCTCGACTTGCCGTCCAACGACCCGTCGCCGCACCGTAGTAGGAGAGAGGTACTGGTAGGGAGCCACGTTGACTAATGTCGAGGAATCTCTGAGCCCTTGTACGCTCGGTGGTGGATTTAACCCGAAGGCGTGCTTCACACAGGAGGGCAACGTCTTCACGTTCACCGTTGAGTAACGCTTGGAACATTGCATCGTTCTTAGCCAGCGCAAGTGTTTGCTGGCCGGTAGTTTTACTGACCTTGGTCGGGACAGCCACCCCAAGCGCTTCAAGTAAGGTCGCAAACTTTGGATTCGACGCGAGCGAAGTTTCCTCCACGCCAAGCCTTTGTAGTAATTCATCACGCTTCTCCTTCTCTTCTAGTATGGCGTCGACCAACATGTTGGGGTCAAGGACTAACACGGGTTGCGTGTACATCTTCAAGGTCATGTCGATTAGTCGTAACTCCTTCGATGGATAGGATACAGATAGCCTTTTGAATATTTCTTCGCACAGAAACACATCATGTTTGCAGTACTCAGCGAGTTCTCCTTCGAGCGCGGGGTGTAACTCGTGAACTCCATCAGTTGAATGAACGGCCGTGCCTTTGGCTGGTAGTCCAAAATCGTATGCGAGTTTGGCGAGACTATTACCAACTTCCACGCCACGTAAAGCTCTCGCCATTGACAACGTATCGAAGATGAAACATGGGTGGGTGTTGTATCTCCACTCCATAATGGATACATCGAACTGTGCGTTGTGCGCAAGCACTGCGGTTCGCCCCCAGTCGACTCCAGAAAAGAACTCAGGTAGGTCTCCTCCACTAACCCATCTAATATCGTCTCCGCTTCCGTATACATGGACACAAGCCCCGAACGCAGTGAACTTCTTATCACGGATGTACTCCTCAGTTGTCATTTTTGATAGTGTGTAGTCTTTCTTAGACCATCTAGTTTCGAAATCAATCGTTAGTATTTGATCAAACGGTTTCAATTAAACATCTCCTTGGCTGGCGCATCTTCCATGTTCTTGTCGTTAAAACTGCCCGTGACTTGGCTCAGTATGAACGCGGCTTCCATTTCGTTGCAGTTGAGGGTGAAGACGTTTGCGTGGTGGTCTTCGTGCCCCAGTACCACGACCCCGTGCATCTTGTCGTCCAAGCAACAGTCGACCAAGCCCTTGAAGATTAGGCGCAAGTGGTCGCGCTTCTCCCCTGTCAGTTGGTCAAGTTTCTCCATGAACTCCAAGGCTTCTTTGGTTTGTCCTAGTGTTCGTCTTTGTTCCATTCAAGTAACTCCTTTATGTTGTGCATGTTGTCTTCGTTGATTACAAACGCCAGCCCCTTGGCTTTGCGTATTGCGTCTATCTCCCGCTCTTGTAGGGCGGTTGTCTTACCTTTACCTGCCTTGCACTCGATGCCTACAAATAGACCTCGGTAGCAAGCAATGATGTCAGGGATACCGGCACGCCCCATGCCCGCTTGGTAAGGCGAGAAGTGCCAGATGCCCATAGAGTCAAGTGTCTTCTTGACTGTCTCTTTAACTCGTTTCTCTGGGGTCGCCATGTTTTTCCTTTGGTTGTTAGGCGAGAGGGTAAAGTAGATTCCACGCCCTCTCGGTATTCGTGGTCATCAAAACCGCAATGCAAATGAAGGGTTTGGAGGATAGGGACACTTGCATCGCCTTGAACTGGGTCGCATCTACTAGGCTTACCAGTTCAAGTTTTTTATGTCCCCTATCCCGAAACTTCTTTTAACTTCTGCATGTAATGCCGAGCCTTGCCAGCGTCATCACTGCCTTCTTTGCGCCCTGCTCTTAAACTGTACTTGATGACGTTACCCTTGAGGAACCCGATGAATTCTTCGCGGGTTAAGACTGACTCCATCACATGCCAAGGCTGGATGGGCATATCTTTATAGTGATTACCACTTACTTGTATATCGTCGGCTGTCGTGCCGTTAAATCGTAAGTGCATCTGTGCGTGGTTGGGGATCATAGTAGTGCTTCTCCTTGATTGTTGATGCGTTGTTTAGTAGATTTTTGCGTTACTTTTTCTAACAGCTTTGGGTTTACTCGCTCGAATGGATTCCAGTCGTTCAAGGTTATTTGCGATATTAGTTCTGCGTTCTTCATCAATTGCCTCTTGCGGGACAATGACTTCTTTGGTGGTGAATCTGTGTTCGTTGGCACACTCTCTCCTTCTGGTATACCCAAATGTGGGCGATTTCTTTGTTTGTTTAACGAGCGTCCATGCGCTGCATATGGGACATTTCATTCGTCTTTGCTCAACATGAAAATTGATACGGCAACAATCACTACGACTGCGCCCCCGATGACCATTAACATAACTGCCCACGCGATTGTTTCAAGCATCTTGTTCTCCTATTTCTAAAAGTTTCTCTTGCAATCTACGAATGCGTTGGCGGTTGTAGTCAACAACGCTCATTGCATACTCAAGCGACTTCTCCGCTTGCATCTTGGATATAGTTGCCTCACGCATCTCTATATCAATGATTTCTTGTAGCGTCTTCGGTCGCAACATATCTTTGATGAAAGCAATAATTGTTTCTCGTTTAGTCATGTGTTTTTATCCTTTAAGGCTTGTTCAATGGCTCGGACAAAACTTCCAGTGTTATGTGTTGCTCGTATCAGTTCAGATATTTCCTCATCCGTCAACCCAACCCAAGGTTTCTTGTAGTCTTGGATGTCATCGTCTTCTTCAGTCATGCTTGCCCTCCAACTCTTTAACTCTGTTGGACAAGACACGCACCAACTCAGTTAGCACAGCGACCTCTGCCATTAGTTGCTCTCTTGATGGGTGTTGTGGCATACGCTCAAACACTTCGCGCTCTTCTTGGGATTCAAGTTCGATCTTCATCTTCATAACCACCCCCATATAAATACAGACACAACGCACAAGATTGTGGCGATGGCTGCCAAGATGGGCACATCGCTGTCCGCCTTGTAAGGACCCTCGATGGTCATGTATGTTTCTGTACGCTTTAGTGTGCGTGAGAACAGTTCTGTTGTCTGGTTGTTATCCATGATTAACCTCCAAATATTTTCTTGAGTAAGTCATACAACTCGCGTGCTTGCATGACCGATAGTTTGTCAACAACTCCCTGCGCTGTCCAGTTACGCGTAAGTACTATGGTTGAAC